ACCACTAGCATATTCCTCAACGATAATGCTACGTTACAGCCGTAGGCGCGGCCAGACCCAGGCAAGTGCTGTATACGTGCTCCTACAGCCCCGTAGTGCCCGAATGCGCAATCTGGTCGCACTTTCCTCAATGATAATGCTACGTTAGCTAATTGAGCAATATCAGGTAGTTAGCGCTCGCGAGCGGAACCGCGGTCTTGGCGAGCTGGGTAGCGCGGTAGCATCACGCCTAACCCCCACCTCACGAATCTCTCAGCAAAAGCCCGGGTAGGAAACACCACGCCAGTTATACATCCTGGGGTGCTTGACTCGGCCTGTAGCAGCGCGAGTGCTTTAGGCCTTGCCGCGGTCTTTGAGGACCGCTAACGGCCGTCGCATCGCTTGCTAGGCCTAGGCGGTAATGCAGAATATGCCTTCTTTTAAAGACATGCTTATTTATACCACACTTGGCTCTGAAACGGTAGCTGTAGAGCACTAGCTAACAGCTTGATATCATTGGGTAACCACCTAAACTTGTAACTAGTTGATATTACAGGAGGTTCATCTCGCGGCAAGCACGTAACGCTTCTGAGCGACTAGCGTAGCCGTGTGCTACCGCGCCGCAAGTTACAATCCAACCCTCGCGCCCGTTGCGCTTGACGGTACATTTTCCCGCTTGTTGTTTACTCATCATCGGAACGCTCGCTTTCTATCTCGTTGAGATCGATACCAGACGCCATTTCAACCGCTACGATTGGTGCGTAGGCGCCGAGATTTTCTCCATACCAGAACGCTGGTATTGCAACTGGACTCCAAACAGCCCAGCGGGGCCAGTTGTGCCGCTGCCCGTGGCGTAGTGCTTCCGTGCTGAATGTTTCGTAGTCGTTGCCGCATGCGCCTGCAATCTTCGTTAGGTCTGCTAGTATGCCATTGGTTGTTTTGCTCATACTATTCACTCCTTTGAATTCGGATCTTCAATCCCTCTCGTTTGCATTCATCGGCGCTTAGGGCCCAGATCGCTTCACAGTAGTCAATTGACACAATCCCGGTTCCAGTTGCGTTGGGCTGGTAGGCGTATCCTTCTGCTAGTTCAGGCCAGTCAAACGCCTTGCCTTCTCCATCGCGCACGTTAGCGGCATAGGCTTTGTTTGCGATCTCATACTCTTCCTGGCTGTCGAAACCGTAGGCTTCGTACAACTCCGACTTGTCTATTGGTGGTAGCTCGTCGTAGATTGCCTCGATCGCCTCTTCGATATTTCGCGCCACGGTGATGTACATCACCCCGCCATACGGGTTATCCGACCAACACCAAATTGCTCCGTCGCGCCAGTGGTACCTGTTTATGACCGGTATTTCCCGACCGTAGTTGTCGTGCACACTCACTAGTTCTGTGTCTCGTTTCAGGTTCATGGCGTCATGCTCCTAATTGCTTATGATTGTTATCGTCGTCGCTGCTATCAGTAAAGAGGCTGATAACGAATAGCGCGCCAAGCACCTTGAGAATGAATAGAATCATTTGTTTTCCTCCATGTTGGTTTTGGGTACTAGGCGTGTCGTCGCCCTGGCCGATACGTTTACTCCGTGTTCAGCTTCATATGCCTCTTCAATTGCTTGCCAAGTCTTTTCGTGTACCGCTTCCGTGTACATTGTGCGTTCTTCTAGGTCTAGAACGTCAAGTGCGGCCGATAGCAGCGTGCGATTTGCATCCGTCTGGATCGGGTAGTGTTCAAGCTTGTCAACATAGGCGCGGAGTGCTTGCCGCATAGCCACGACTTGCGTGGGTGTTAGGTGTAATTTCTTGGTATCGCTCATGTTACTTGCTCCTTTCAACAAGCGTGGCGGTCATGGTTGGTGCTACAGATCGCCCTAGGAGCCAGCCCGCCGTGTTCAGCTGTTGATTGATTTTCGCGAGTTCGTTGTTTTGTTTGTTGCCCATGAATTAAGAGTAGTGGTTTTCAGTTCGCTTGAAAAGCGCTAAATGCATTAAGCCTAATCTTATTTATACGTGGAATTCTGAACTTATAGCGGAATTACAGTTGGGCTGTTACGAATTACAGTGACAACGGAATGCTTAGGTGCTACGTTGATTGGATGCTCATCAATCGCACTAACCAAGCCCCATATAATGATAGGGCGCAGTGGGAAGACCAGCATGTGTGTACTTGTGCGCACGCGGTATTTAGGGGTAGTGAGTCACCGTAGAAGAAACCCCCAAAAAATTTGAAAATCTATCCACGATTTTTTTAAAATTTAACGAAAATCATGGCTGGGTGTTTTATCCTAGTCCACGATTTTTTTTAATCAAGGCGTGGATTTCACGGCGTGTATAGCGTACAGCCCTGCCGCAAAAAGGTAGGTTTTTGAAATGCTTAGGGGGTACGGTTCCAACAAGGACTCGTTGGTAGGGTGGGTTTTTGAAATGCTCCGGGAGGTACGGTTTTGCGCTTAAGCCCCCCATACCCCGTGCACTGTGCCTATCCACCGGGTTTGACTACCTCTTGATAGATGTGCTAGCTCTGTAGCTAGTACCGATACGCCTACATCATCAATACCAATACGCCACTGATCTCTCTCTAGGGATAGTACTGCCTTGCTTACATCATCCTTTGAGGCTAGTGTACCGCGACCCAGTTCTGTGTATTTACCGTCGGCACGGACAAGGCGATACTCCAGCTCGTAATCACCGTCGAGGGTGTAGAATATGGCAGCCACCACTGCATCACCATGCGCTGGTTTCATTATGCTGCCTTTCCGACTAGGTCGAGCTTGGTAGCATTTTTGGATACGACATATACACCGGGGGATTTTTCGGTTAATGACGCAATTCTGCGCAAGCGCGGGGTACACACCAGTCGCTTGGTGGTTGTATCGTACTGTGGGCCTACGCCTATCCAGGTGCCGTCAACCGCGCGTACTGCTGTTGCGCCGGGGGTTAACTCGGACGTGGCTACCAGCGCCGCTACCTTCGTGGTAAAGCCAACACGCGAATGCCGTCCACCTGTGGGATTCTCGCTATTTAGCACGGCTATCACCGCATCCACGATGGATTGTGCTAACTCACTGGTTGCGCCAATTTTCTCTAGCTCCTGCATGGCTATGCTGCGGGTTGCGGTTGTGTTGCGGGTTGCGGTTGCCGGGTGCTTGTTATTGCGTTTTGTACTCATGCTTAGGTACCTATGCACGCAGTGTGCCACCATATTCTATGAAACGGCTATACTGATTTTGAATACTTAGGTGTGTACGGCGGTGTAACACTGGCAAGTATAGTTGCCACAATCTGTTGTCAGTTGACCACAGATATTGCGGGTGTTTGCATTAAGCGCGGTTTAGCGTACACTGCTGGCATGACCTTGACCTATGAAGAGCGGTTCGAATTAGCCAAGAAGGAATTCGAGGAGAACAGCGAGCGTGAAGGGTACCTAAACAGGATCATATTATCGATGGCCGATGTAACCATGTACGCCAAGAACAAGCGTAATAATATAATAAAACAGCAGTCTAAGGCCGAGTATGATAACTGGTGCCGAAACTTACGTGAGGTATGGTACCAAATAGGTAGCATATATTGGATACAAATGCATGCAGGAGGGGTATGTCACGAGAGTCGTTGTACTTGCAAGAGGAAGAAACCACCGGGCTCGACAGTGTGCATCTAGCACCACTAATGAGCAGCACTAAGCTCGACTGGGAGACCCCAGATAAGGTGTTAGACCTAGTACGCTTTACGTTCTGCGGGCCAATACGCCTTGATCCGTGTACTACTAGCGCTAATCCTACACAGGCTCAGCACATCTACACGCGCGAGAACAGTGGACTAGATGCAAAGTGGGACAGCGACTTTGTGTACGCCAATCCTCCGTACGGGCGTGAGCTCCCACAGTGGGTGGACAAGATCGTAACTGAGTACCTTCGTGGATGCCAGTACATGCTGGTCCTGGTGCCGGCGCGTACCGACACTAAGTGGTTCAGACGACTATACGATTTCTCGGGCGCTTTATGCCTGTTTAGCGGGCGGCTAAAGTTCCGTGGAGCTAAGGCCTCGGCACCGTTTCCTAGTGCCATGTTCGGTCTAAGCGTAAACTACGAGCGCTTTTTGACCGTGTTTGAAGACTACGGTATCGTCATAAACCCCCGTAATCATTAAGTTCCCCCGAAACCACGTAATTCTGTGGGCAAGTTGGCACGGTTTGTGCTACCGTTGTGGTAGCATATGCTACCCGAAGGCGCAAAGATACGTGATTATAACCCGGAGACGGACCTTAATTACGTAACCGATAGCTGGCGTCGCTCTTATGAGCACTCGCCGTGGTCGGGCACTATGCCCACACGTACTTACATCGAGGCATATAATAGTACACTACGCCATCTACTGGCTGTGCCGACTACTCTAATCAGCATAGTATGTACAGAAACCGCAGAGGAACTGGATGAAAACTTCATTATCGGTTACATCGTGTACGATCTTGACGGATACAAACAGCCCGTAGTTCACTACATGTATGTCAAGGAGCCCTTTCGCAAGAAGGGTATTGGTAAGGAGCTACTGACTGTGGTGCTCGGCGATGCTAGCTCTTTCAAGTACACGTTTCGCACCCGAAGCTGTGATCTGCTACGCGGGCGGTTTCTCGGACAGTTTTCACCAAGGTTGATTAATGAAAAGCAGCGTAAGAAAGCATAAGACACCAATCACGCAGCTTATTCTAAAAAATAGGGCCGACGGTCGTAGTACTTTTGATTACCGTACTCATAATATCGAGTTTGAAGCCGATCTTCCCCGACACTTCACAATAGCCACCCCGGGTCGCAATTTTAAGATGCTTATCCACGAGTGCCACGTTTCTGAAGTTCGCATTGATATTACCGATTAATCAAATTATTGAGGGCATGTTTCCGTCTCAGCGCGCTTTTGTGCTGGACCCGAACACGCGCGTGTCTGCGTTGTGCCCACGAAGGTCCGGTAAATCATACTCGTGTTGTGTGCGGCTGCTTAAGACCGCCCTAGAAACGGATTTTTGTACCGTAGTGTACATAACACTGACTCTACAGCAGGCCACACAGAACATTTGGTCCTTGCTAAAGAAGTTTAATGCGGACCACGAATTAGATGCGAAGTTTAATGAGACGAAACGGGAAGTTTATCTTCCCAACGGGTCGCAGATACGACTAGTGGGAGCAGCGGACCGAGGAGCAGGCGAGAAGCTCCGTGGTGGTGCGTATGCGCTAGTAGTGCTTGATGAATGTAAGTCCTTCCGACCGGCGGTTCTTAGGGAGCTTATCTATGAGGTTCTTACGCCGGCTCTTTACGATTACGTGAGCCCCGACGGTACTCCTGGGGGCACACTGTGCATGATTGGTACCCCCGGTAACGTGCTGGCTGGTCCATTCTACGATGCTACCACGGGTGTTGACCCGACGTGGAACTTCCACAGTTGGACCGTACAAGATAACGTTGCTATGCCCCATATTTGGCAGGGTATGCTTCGAGACCACGCAGCCCGTGGAGAAAGCGATGACGAACCAAAGTGGCGCCGCGAGTACCTGGGGCATTGGATTCCTTCGACCGAGTTGGCTGTTTTTAAATTCGACCCAGCCCGTGATACGGTGGGAGCAGACCAGGTACACCACGACGAGGATTGGTCGTACATACTTGGCGTGTTTATCGGGCTTGATGGCACGATGGCCGCGGTGGTATCCGCGTATAGCGCACATGAATCTACGCTGCGTGTTGTCTGGGACCATCGCGAGTTTGGGGTCACCCTTACCGATACCGCTAAGCTTATTAAGCAGACCGTCAAGCGGTTTAAGCCAGAAATAACGATTGCATCCACTAATGATTTTAATGACAGCCTGATCAACAGGCTGAATCTGCAGTACGAGCTGGACCTAGTACCAGCTGGGGCTGATAACGAGGTTAACTCCCTAGTCGAGCTGATCAACACTGACCTGCGCGACGGAGTAATTAAAATGCCCGAGGGTTCTGAACTAGCTCACGAAATGGCTCTCCTACAGTGGGAGAGCTCCGAGAAAAACAAGTGGGACGAAGATACGCCCGACCAATGTAGCCAAGCGTTTATGCACGCATGGAACGAGGCGCAACATAGGTTCTACCGCGAACCGGAAATTAAGCCCACCCAGCTCCAACTGGTTTTTGAGCTCGAACGCGAGAGCATGAACAAAATGGTAGAGAAACGCGACCGGCCGATGGCACGTTATGAGTACGGCGATAGCCTACTGGATGAGTTTGATGCCAAATTCTAATAAGATTTCTAATAAAATGAACCTACGCAAATTAGCCAACCTGCTAGATCTGTTGAGCAAGCACGGTGTCCGCTCATACACCGACGGTGAAGTAACGATTGAGCTCACAAAGCCAGAAGTCGAGTGGCAGGCACCAGCACAAGAAGAGGATGAATATGAGATACCTTTCTTAGATGGCATACGCACTCAATAGTACAAAGTTCTGGTGGGAAGCTGACCCGGATGATGTTGCGGCCGAGCTGTTCGCTCATGTTGAACAGCTGGAATCAGACCAACAGTACATCCAGCAGCAGCACTTAGCCTATGCGAAGCTGTACAGCGGTCGTGAGGATATGCGCGGTTCGATGACCGGCATCGTGGGTAATACGAGCTCTCAGCAAATTACCAATAACGTCATTAGTCAGGTTATAGATACCGCAACTTCCGTTATCGCAAAGAACAAACCGAAGATTAGGATCCTCACAAGCGGCGCCGATTGGGCCGACCAGCGCAAAGCACAGAAGCTCGAAAAGTTCCTCTGGGCGGAATTCAACCACCGAGAGATCTACGATATTGGCCCCGATGTCTTTCGCGACGCGTGTGTATACGGTACAGGCGCGCTGAAGATATTCGCTAAGCACGGTAAGGTGTGTGCGGAACGGGTGCCCATTGATGAGATTATCGTGGATGAAGCCCACTGCGCCAACAGGAAGCACCCCCGAGAGCTCTTCCACCGACGTTTGGTAGATCGTGACGAGCTTTGCGGAATGTTCCCTGATCACGAAGATCTGATTGAGCGGGCTGGCGCTAAGCGACGCGACTGGGCAGATTACCGGGAGGTACCTGCTTACAAAGTTGTGGTTATCGAGGGTTGGAAGCTGCCAGCGGCACCGGGGGCACCTGGCCGGCATGTCATCGCGGTAGAGACGGGCGTCCTTCTCGATAAGCCCTGGAAGAAAGACACACACCAGTTTGCCTTATTCCGGTGGAACCGGTTTAACGGGTTCTACGGCAAGGGCATTGCGGAAGAGATCTCTGACATACAACTTCGTTTGTACCAGCTTGATAGGTTTATCCAGAAATGCCAAGACCTAATAGCTGTACCACGGGTATTCGTGGATGTTCAAAGTAAAGTGCTCCGCATGCAGCTGGACAATCGTATAGGGGCAATTATCCCCTATCGTGGGCAACCGCCTACATTCTATACGCCTAAGGCGCTTGACTCGGAAATCTACAACTACCGGAACGATCTAGCCCGCGAGGCCTTCGAGCGTATCGGTCTTAACCAGGGTACAGCACAAGCTATGGTACCCACCGGCGTTGAATCCGCAGTAGCTATGCGCGAGGTAAGCCAACGCCAAGATAGCCGCTTTAGCATTCAAGCCCAACGTTATGAGGAGTGGTACAAGGAGGTCGGGCGCAAGTTCATTGATTGCGCATCGGAGCTGTATCACAGCGGCACTACGCTTAAGACCAACTACGCGGCTAAGAACCTTATCGAAACTATCGACTGGAAAGATGTCGATATGGAAGAAGAGCGATTCGGTATGTCAGTGGAGGCCGCGAGTATCTTCAGTATGTCGGCGGCCGCACGCCTCCAGAGCGTAACGGAGCTCGCACAAGTGGGAGTTATTGGCCCACAGGAAATGCGCCGGTTGCTTAACCACCCAGACCTTGAACAGTCTGAGGCTATTGCTAACGCCGACCAGGACGACTGTGACCGCGTTATCGGAATTATGCTTGAAGGTGAGTTCGACCCGCCCGAGCCGTTCCAGAATCTAGAATTTTGCTTAAAGCGTATTCAGCTTGCCTATCTGAAAGCAAGAACCGATGGAGCTCCAGAAGAGATATTGGAGAACTTTCGAACTTGGATCAGTCAGGCACGCGGGATTATCGACATGGGTAGTCAACCAGCGGCTAACGCTCCAATGCCAGAGCAAGGCCCAATTGACCCAGCTACAGCCGCGCAGGTAGCTGAACAAGGAATACCAGTTGACCCGGCCCTACAGGGCCTCGAGGCGGGAGTTGCCCCGCAAATGATGTTAGGATAAAGATGAGCGAAGAACTCGACATACAAAGCGACGGAGACCTATCACAGGATGTCTATGACTCGATTGGAGCAGAACTAAATTTTGAGCCGCCCAGGCCGGAACAAAGTGAATCGATCGAACCGCAGAAAGCCGCCGAGCCACAAAGCAGCCCAGCCGCCGAAGCAACAGAAGAGGTCACGAGACCCCCGAAGGCTACCGAAATCCTTACTATTGCTCGAAGAGAAAAAGCAATCCGCGAACGCGAGGGTAAGTTTGAAGACAAGCTTGCCGAAGCTCGGGAGCAAATTCGGGCCGAGGTTAAAGCTGAATTCCAGCGCCTCGCGACTTCAAAGCCCGCCGAGTTCTACAAAGAACTAGGTTACGAAGGCAAGCGCGGACAAGTAGCACAAGACCTGTGGTACAGCGAACTAGGAGATGATGCACCCCCGG